TCAGCACGTCCCTCTTCTCCTCCTTCTTCAGTGGCTACGCCCCCTGCTCCCCCGGCGTTTGGCAGAGGTTGCCCGTTCATGCCCATACCGGCAGCGGCATTCTTCGCTTGCATAAATACGGCATTTTCAATAATGTCCCCTTCTTCCAAAGGTTTCATTTCGTACTTCTCACGTATCTCGTTAATCGTAGCGAATGCGCCAACCTTCTTGATATCCATATCAAGTTCTTCAGCAATAGTCATACCGTTCAATCCCATAAATACCAATTCGTAGTCCGGGTGAATCTGTTCGACTATGTACTTGTTTAGTTTCCTCTGTAAGAATTTCAATAGAGGATACAAACCCTTATCTTTGGAATGTTGAAGACGTTGCTCGGTTCCTCCTTCAAACAGTCCCTTATTCCCAGAAGAACGGGAAATGTCCCAACCGATTTCCATTGGGTCAATGTTATAGATAGCGCACGCAATCTTAATCAAGTATTCCATCCAAGAGCTGTATTCCATATCCCGGTTATTCTTCTGGAGGTCTACCCATTCAACGTCTTGATTAACAACGGGTGTTTTCCAAGCTTGCATAACGCCAGTTATCATCGATTGCCATTGTTGCTTAAACTGCTGGAGTGAGGCTTCGTTTACTTGTCCTTTTACTCTCAACATACCCTTTGGGGCGGAACCTTGAGAAAAGAAGCGACGGTTGTATTCATCTCCCCAGAGCATAGCCGTTACGACGTTAATCAATTCTTCCAACTCTGAACAACCGTAACCATTAGCGTAAATAGAAGTAGAAGGATTGCGAACTCCAAAACAAAGCTCCCACGGATAGAAGTCACTGACCTTAACGTTTTGATAAATCTGAACATAAGCCGGGTAATACCCCCGTATCTTTGGCCCATAATCTTCCGTATCTTGACCCCAAAGCCCTTTATCTTCCTTGAAGTAGGAAATATCATAATCTTTAGCAAAGTATGAATTAGCCATTCGAAAAGTCGAAGCGTCCGTTGCTACGAAGGATTCAACCTGTCCCCGACGATTACGCATTATTTCGAACGTCATTTGGTCGTAGGTCAAAGAATCATCTACAATCTTTCGGATGAAAGTATCAAAATCGTCGTGTTCCCAAGCCCCAACATTTCCTCCCTTCAGAAGAAAGTCTGTAATAGCAAAGGCAATACGCTTGTCTTTGTTATCCATTTTTTGCTCTACGCCGTTCTTCGGCTTTTTACGAACGATGAACCCGGTTGAGTATTTATTCTCTTGAGGTTCAGCAAAATCGGCAATCTGATTCTTTCTCGTCTTGATAATAGAGTTGATAATGGGTGTCTTCGACATTCTTTTCAACGTGGTGTACGTCAAAGAGAATGACTTGTCTTTGTATCCTAAATTAGAATTGAATTCAAGTGGGTCAATAAAAAACGCTTTCGGTTGCATTCCCCGGTTATTTCCCTGAATAGAATCAATTGCCTTTTGGGCTCTTAAAATATCATCAGGAGAATCCGAGCGGATTGCCTTCTCAATTGTTCTCATTTGCTTGACCTGTAACTTGGATTTTGCCAACTCAATAGCATCCAGCTGTTCACTAAGTTTCGCCATATGGTTATACGATTAAATTTTCTTTGATATCTTATAACTGCTATAATTGTAAGCAAAAATAAAGGAGACAATTTTATGTTGTCTCCTTCTTTGGTGTAATTACGTAATTTCCGGGCTTTGATTAAGGTGCTGGAATAGCAATTTCCAATTCTACCTCTTTTGCTGCGCTAGCTGTCCATGTGCCAGGGTCACCGCTAGTGATTTCACCCTTCGGAAGCGTAATGTTGTAGCTGTAACCGCTAATCATTTGCAAGACTTTCGGTTTGCCGTTCGTCAACTCAATTACGTCTTGAATTGGGTTAGCTCCTTCTTTCGTAGCGTTCAAACAGATTTTAACGGCAGTTGAACCGTCGATAGTCGGAGTAATGGTTAACGGGAAGGTTTCAGCGCCAATTACAACCAATTGTTCTCCTCCGTAGATGTATCCATCGTACGTAGATGAATAGGCTTTGAACCATTCCGCAATCTCCTCTACGGTAGTGACGGTACTTTGATTGAACGGAATGAATTTCTCAAACTCCGTACCTACCACTCCCTCAAGCCACATAACCGTAAAACGGTCGTTGCCGTCGATAATATCTGTACGCAAAGTACATTTATCGCCAGAAGTCTTATTAACAAATACAAAATCTCTCATTTTATTTACCTTTAGAGTTTATAAATCAATTTAATTCCTTATAACTGTTGAAGGATTTTTCAATGATACACGTTACCTCGGCATCAAAGATAATGTATTTGTTTTCCAAAGTCTCGTGAAGTATTATCGCTTCTTCAGCGTACTCAACCAAAACCGTGTTATCATCAATACTACTTATTTCCGGAGCGGTTTCTTTTATATTATCCCAAAGACGACGGAAAGCGTCAATACTCAAACCATCCTCCATAATTGTATCGGAAAGATAACGCATAAACGTTACAGACGTATCTAATTCAGTAGCAACCAACTGCAAATCCATTTCCAGAGGTTCCTTCATGGTAGTTAATTTCTTGGAAAACATATCATTTGGAAATTATAGTTTTACTTCTGGGTGAGAATTTTGAGCGTTGCTTTCCTTCTCCGATAATCATTTTCCAATACTTCTGGAACTCGCATAGCCACATCTCAATTTGATGTAGAGTTATTTCGGTATAAATCGGAGAACAATTCAATTCTCCCTCTTCATACTCCTCACGGGTAAACGTGTAATATTGCCCGGCTTCTTTATCCCAATCTAAATACGGGAAGGATTCGCCTTTTTTCGCTCCAATGCTATTGAGTTGTTCGGTAGCGGCTTCCTTCAGCCAATAGATAGCCTGTTTTTGTTCTCTTACAGTCTTGAGATTAGGATAGATAAGACGTATGCCGATAGACGCACCTGGCCCAACATTAGTGAAGTCGTTCTGGTCGAACTTCATAAATTTCCGGTCAGTGTATCTCGGTATGTAGGTGAAGTCCTGATAGAACTCGTGAGCGATAAAATCGGCAACAGCCGGGAAGGTTTTCAGATATTCAATTATCTCTTCCGGCTTCTTCGCCGTCATTACTTTAGCAATGAGCTTATCCATGTTCTTATGAAGAGTTGGGATAACTACTCTGGTATAGCAGTAATCTCTAGGCTGACCCGGCGTAGCTTGAGAGTTGATAAGATAAGCCGTTGTGTAAGGATTCTGACCCGACGAACGAACACCAGCAATAAATCGTGAAAACTCATCCTCATCGTATTCTTCCCAATTTGGTATTCCGTTTCGCCATTTGGTCGCTGAAATAAGGTCGTCCGTCTTTTGGGTTTGTTTTAACCCGGACTTGACCGGAGCACCAAACATATCCGGTTGAAGGCTCTTCCCTTTAGCCTCAAAGGTGAAAGTTTCAGGGTTGTTAAAGAAACGAAATACCATCATCTTCCAAACAAGATTCTTCAACGTCAGACTATCGTCAAGAATAATATTCTTAATCTGCCATTGGGAGTTCCTGTCTAGTTCCCGGTAAACATTCGTGAATTTAGATTCTTGGAAAATCTTATTTTTAGTCCAAGGTCTGGGTAGACCGTCTAAAAATCTACGCTTCCAAATCAATTGTCTTTCGTACATAGTCTCAAAGAAGAGCTTCAAATGAGGCTCGTAAACTTCTAAAGACTCATCCGGCAATTTGCCGTACCAAGCTGCGTTTTCAAACATAATTATAGCGTTTTTGAATTAGTTCTCATTATAAATTCCCTCCGGGCTTCTTCAATGCCTCTCTTCATAAGAAGTATCAATTGCTTTTTCGGAAGATTACGGAAAGGTCTTTTATTGCTGCTAACCAGCTTTATTTGACGAACGTCAAAATTACATAGGTTGTCGTTGGTCTTATCTCTCCCTACGAAGAAAACTGTTGCTAAAGGCAAATAAGCATTGCCGTGAAGAGAAGAAATTTCAAATAGCTTCTTTCCCCAAACTTCTTCGTTCTTAACAATGTCTCCGGGCTTGAAATAACGCCAAGTGTTGTCTTTTACCATACGATTTGAATTTTTCTTTATAAACGTTGGATAAAATGAAGCTCCGAATTTCACAATCCAGAGCTTCCACCACAAAACCTAAACTTTATTGAAACAAATATTGTCTTATAATCTAAACGTTGCTAACTGTTTCGGAGTTAATTCATACTCCTTATTGTCCTTCAACTGACCGATAATACGGCAAGCCTCAAGGTCAACCATAATGTTAGCAATCGCTCTTACGCAATCGTTATACTTTCTACGAGCGTCCGCCTCTTCGGCACTTGTAGCCGGATTGGAACGGGCTTCATTTTTACGGGCAATTTCTGGTGAAAGACTGGACATCATTTTACCGCTATTGTCCGAAAATTCCATTTCACTCCAATCGTAAATCTTGTACGGAATAGCGATACGCAAATCATCCGTCCACCATGGATTTGGAGTTTGAGTAGGAGCTTTACCGCAATCTTCAAGGCAAGAATCAGCTTCAGTTTGTTTTGCCTCTAATTGGGCATTAAGTTCTGGAATGAGAATATCCGTCACTTGCTTTTTGATTTCCTTTCCGGTCTTAGTTATCTTGATATCCCCACCGTATTGGATAGCATTCATAACATCTGACTTCTCTATTTCCTGTTCGGGTTCGTTACCTACGAATCCCTTCATAATGTGATTCAATCTTTGGGCACGTACGGCACGCATCCCTCTTGTAATTTCATCCATATTGTTTCTATTTAATTAATGAACCATAAAAATCTTCCAGAGTGTACGCCTTATTATAACTGTATGAGTTCTTGTTGGAATTTACGTCATCCAGCATATTCTCCAGTAGGCTCTTCCCGTTCTCCGTAATATAGTCCGATTCATTATAAACAGACAGATTCAACCAAGTCAAACGAAGGTTAAAAAGAACCTTTCCCAATACTTCTTCATAAGGCATACCTGTAAAGGAAGAGAACCGGGAAGCAATCCAAGTCCCCATTGTTAACATGTCTACATCCTTTGGCTCTTTATACGGAGTTATATGTTCAATAAACTTTTGGAATCCCTTTTCTCCAATTCCTTTCTTTACTTTGGGAATATTATCCGAAGTATCACCCATCAGTACTTTATACATCAAGACTTCAAAAGGAATGGTAGGAACTACCTGAACATCCGTCTCAAGGTAAGAGTTCCAAAAATCTTCCTTTCCCGGAACACAATGCAATCTAAGGTTCTTGGAGTTATTATTAAACAGAGAAATATTTTTGTTCATAATTTGTCGTATATCCGAATCTCCCGTAATTATCACTGTCTCTTCATCTAATATCCATCCGAAATACAAAGACCAAACATAAAGCAAATCATCTCCTTCTGCTCCGTTGACTCTACTGACGATTATCCCCCGGCGGCGAAGAAGAGCTTCAAACATATCTAAGCAGGTCAGAAAATGCTTGTAAAATGGGTCTCTCACTCTTGTGAGAGCATACTTATAATCATCGTATATACTATACCTCCAACTGGAGGAATCAATAACGAACGCCACTCGCTTAATATCCCGGAACTTCGACAACGCATAACACATATCAATTATACATTTCCGCATAAGAACTTGTTGATTCTTTGGGTCTGTTAACACTACGGACATGTCTTGTTCTTTGTAATATTGAGAAAAAACACTGAAGCATTTGTGAAATGCGTAGTTACCGTCAAAAATTATATTCATTACTTTTTCCATTTAATTCTACCATATTGAAAACCTTCAGGAAGAATTTTGCCTTCATCTAATCTTTGTTCTAATAAACCATTTGTTATCCATTTGAAATGTTTACCATAACATGGATGATTTTTACCACTAATATCAGCATGATTCAAAGCAATATTTCTTTTATGTTCTTCCGTGAACTTCTTTCCTTTCCTAACTCTGGATAAACGCTCTCTTCCTCCATTCTTCATATAAGAGGATATTGCTTTTGAAATTATCTTTCTTCGTTTCTTTGCATTCTCCCATGATTTTTTAGCAGCAATACTCATATTGAGTTTCCCTTCCTCTGACCTCTTCGCTCCCCTCCTTCCTAACAATTGAGCAGTAACTTTTGCCGCAACTATTGGGTCTTTCATAGGACTACCTGACCCGAACTTATTAGCAGTTCCCCAAAGAACGTTACAACCTCCTAGCTTGTAAGAATAATGAGATTTTTCTTTCTTGATGAAATACTCTTCTAATGAATCTAAACCTTTTTGAGTTATTCTTTCAGAATAAAACAAAATTTCTCTCTTTATTAATTTTCTCCAACAATTTGGGTAATCCTTTTTTAAACTCTTACAAAATCTTTTCCAAATTTCTCCGCTTCCGTCATAAACGCATTTGTCTTTTCTCAAAAACTCTTCTATTGAATCAACTCCTATATGTTGACCTACATAGAAAGGGCTTTGACCATAATATTCGTATTTAACCAATATAGTAAATTTGTAAATTATACTTATCATATTTTAAATTACTTGTTACATAAGACTTAATACTTGGTAAAATAACTATGGGGCGAATCCTCCGAAGAAGAAACGCCCCAACGTAACAAACTAAAGATACTTATTTTATTGCTTTTTGAATCTCGGCATTATATCCGTCGTGAGTTCCTTGAGAATAAGCCATATCAGCGACTACTTTTTGTTTCCTTCCGGAATTAGCGGTATACTTATTCTCAACATACTCTATTATTTGGTCATGAGCTGAAACGGTTAAAGCGGTTACTTTCTCCGCAAATTCCTTCTCTTCCTGTTCCGCCCGTTCCTTCTCTTCGGCAAACTTCTTATTCAAACCTTCGCAACAACCAACTAAATATCTACGAAGATAAGTGTCTAACCCAATAGGATTCTCTTCATAGTAAGGTGTAAACTTGAAAACTTTGTACTTTTCTTTCCCTATCTTTACGAAACGTTCACACAACAAGTCGTATAACCAGCAAACCAATTCTATGTTCTCTTTCTTTCCGAAAACAATCATACGTTTGCTTGCAGTTCCTCCGTACGTAAATGCTTCACAAAGATTCCAACGAGCCACTACCCACATCAAACGGAACTCCCAATGTCCTCCGATAGACTTATAACGAAAACAAGACATAACTTGTTCAGACATATCTTCCCTCCGGGCTTTATCTTTAGAAACGTCTGCTAAAGATAAATTGTATTGCAAACAAAGTCTCTGAATAGCTGCCGCTGCCGCATTTGCTTCTCCCTCGGAATTGATTGCCTTTGCTCCTTCATAAAGAGCCATTAACTTCGCCAACTTTGCTTTTACATTTTCTAGTTCCATAATGTTGATATTTTACAGTTTGATTTACGATTTGATTTCCAATTACACTACAAAGGTAGGGACTTTTCTACAAACTGCAAAATCTTTGGGCAGAAAATATCCAAATTTTAACTTTTATTTTTGAATAGGAACTTCAAATTGGCGAAATATTGGGAATTTTCCAAATAGTTATTATCTTTTTCCGCCAAACGGGCTTCTTGTTCGAAAGATACATTTCGATATGCTACCTTTAGCCGGGTTCTGTTCGGTTCCGGTTTGGAAGTAAAGATTCTCACAAACGTTTCCAGAAGGTACCAAACATAGAATACTACCCCAGAAAGAAGTAACCACCAAGCGGAAATTCCCAAAATCAAAACCATAGCCAAAAGGATTATCCCGGCGGCAACTGTTAACTCAATCCACTGACGAGCGTGAGTACATTCGTGGTTAATAACTTCTTGAGGTGTTTTCTCTTTCGGGAATTGAGTAAACACGAAACCGCACAACATAATAGTAGTGCAATTGTTAATTAGCAATTTGGCTAATTTGGATTCATAAATTACTTTTTTCATAACTCTTTTCTTTTACTTATAAATGAAAAAAGGAGCTACTTTCACAAGCAACTCCTTCCAAAGTAATCCTAAAGTAAAATACGTATTGGTATATGTTTAACTAAACGTTGATATACAAATTATCTTCGTTTAGAAGTTTCTCTAATTTCTCCTCTATGGGTTCGGCATACGCAAAGATTATTTTAACTCCCAATGCTTTTCCTGCCTTGTACCAAGCGTTTGAAAGCACACGGAACCTTTTATCGTTCGTATACACTTCATAGTCACTAAGACATACGCAATAGCATCGTAGGTCATCTTTCCAGTATGCGTAAGAAACGATACCTTCACGAAGAGAATCTACTTTTGTGAGAATGGCGTATATTAACGCCTCAATCTTCTTCCGCAACTTCGTTGTAGGCTTCATCGTCCAAAAGTTCTAAACGTTCCAAAAGGAGATTCAAATGCACCTTCTCGTCCGCAATGAGTTTCGTAGTCAACTGAAGAGCGATTTCCCTAGTCTTGGATTTATCTACTCCAATGAGTTTGTCTTGAATTTCCTCATACGTCCGTATGGTTTCCCTTTCCGCCCCAATAGCAATAGTCAAGGCTTCTACGGCAGTCTTTCCTACCGTTACGCCAGAATTATTGAAGCGTTGGTCTATCTTTCCCCCAAGTTTGGTTATGAAGTCCGACAACTTGTCGTAATGCTTCATCTCCGTCATACCGATTCCCAGCATAAGTTCTCCAATATCCTCAAACGTTGCTTCTTGAGTAACGTACATATGGATAGCAGTCAATTCCGAAAAATCGTTGCTACCGTTGTGTATTGGGTAGAACCATTCCGCTGGTACTCCGTCGTCAGGCTTTGCCCCAGTATATTCCGGGTATTCATATTCTGGATTGGAATACCGCATTGCGTTTACCAAACCGTCCGTTAAATCGTCCAATTGATTTTTGGTTAACGGCTTCATTTTTGCCCAATTTTTCATACGCCTGTGTGTCCAAATCCTCCCTCTCCTCTTTCGGAAGGACGGGTGAACTTATCCATTTGAGTAAATATAGCCTGAAATAATCCTCCTTCTCCGTTGAAGGACATTTGAGCAATACGCTCCCCTCTCTTTACAATGAAAGGTTCGGTAGAAAAATTCTGAAGAAGCACTCCCAATTCTCCTTGATAATCGGCATCAATCGTTCCGAGTACAGCAACTACTTGCTTTTTGAGAGATAATCCGCTACGTGGACGAATCGTACATTCAGCGTCTATCGGAAGTTCCAAATGAATACCCGTAGGAATTTTAACAATTGCTCCCGGTGGAATAACTACGTCAAAACTATTTGCCGCATAAATGTCGGCTCCTGAACTAAATTCAGTAGCGTAGAAAGGGACTTTTCCAAATCCCTTCAAAATGATACCAACTTCTCTTTTCTTCATATCAAAAACTTAATTAAAATCGTTGTTGCCGCTCCGCCCCAAGTCCCTAACATATCATAAACGTCAAATGTAGTCTTGCGGACGTAGCGGTCAAAAAATTCCATTAATACTCCCAATAATATACCTACGACAACTTGCCAAAGAAGGTCGTCAAAGAAACTTACTATCCAACCGCAAAAAGCGTAGTGAAGTAGTTTATCAGTTCCGATTTTGGTTAAAATCCAAGTCTTTATATCTATCATAAGAATGTATATTTAAATCCTGTTGTTATTAAATTAGCTCCTAATTTAGCAAGCCAGAAGCTGGATGAAATATCATCGTGCTCTCCTACACTCTCCAATCCCTTCTCGGTAAACGCTACCGAACCAAGGTCAGAGAATATGAGGTCTTTAACGTTGCGTGAATATTCGTCCCCTACGGGGATATGTATTTTACCACGCTCAAAATCTATCGCAAGCCCCGGCCAACCTGTTTTTAAATCATACTTGTCTATCCCAGTCGTATGTCCTACAACGGGCAATCCTTGACGGTCGCTCTCTTGTACGAAGATTTGCTGAAAGGTGTTCTGCTCTAATATCATTGTATCCGGACGGAACCGGGCGTTGATTCCTCTCAAGGTCTGCATTTGCTCGTTAAAGGTCATACCCTTTTGACGATGGAAGTTGAGTAACCAGCGTTCCCCTGTTTCGTCGTCTACTCCCCAAGTCGTAAATACTGTATAGTCGCTTCCTACGTTTGCGGATATAGCGAAGTCACAACCCGTGACGACTTTGTTAAATTTGATTGGGAAGTCATCCCGGTTACGCACCAACGTATAATTCTCCATCCTCAACAAAGAACGTTCCAAAACCTTCAACGGGAAGATAGAAGCCTCATTTGTAATAGGTCGGCAAAGGTTCTCACGGGAAAAGATAATATTTCCCTGCGTAGAGCGTTTGTCCATAAGGTCGAAGAAACTCCAACGCTGTGGCCAGAGTATTCTCCCGTCTGGGAAGATAGCCGGATATTCAATTACAAACCAACCTTTTTTGCTCTTCAAATCTCCGTATAGGTCGGACGCATGGAACGGTGTCCCCACGACGATAATTTGACCTCCGGGAACAAGCATGTTCATAATAACAGAATGGAAGTAATCAATACTTTTTTGACGCTGTAACTGGCTATAAATAACGTTATCTTTCAATCCGTCGTCTACGACAATCCAAAACGGGTGAGCACCACGGACGGAAGAACCGAAACCCTTACAAGTCAATCTCGCTCCGTTCTTACAAACAATATTCGTCGAAGCCCAAGCACCGCTATTTCTCGTATCAGGGAAAAGACGGTCACGGAGTATGTCGTTACTCTCAATCGTCCCTTTCAGTATTTCCATGAGGTCTACCGACTGCTGCAAGGAGAAGGAGAATAGATACCCACGATTGGAGTTGGATTTGGTAGGACGTGCCGAAAATTGCTTTCCATGGGGCTTCGAATATCCGTATAGCTTCCACGCTGCGTAAGCGTTCGAAAAGTAGAAGGATTTCCCGTGGTCACGGGCTGCTTCGATACACAGTTTGCGGTGGCGGTGAACTAAATCCCCCCATTCCAAGTGATGCCAACCAAGTTGAAAATCCGGAAGAACGGACGTAATGAAATAGGTCAAATTATGAACTCTCAACGTCTCTTCTATGGATTCTGAAAGACGTTCGGTGTACTTTGGGGAAAAATCTATTTCCGTCTGTCCCGTGTACATTACTTCGAACGTATCACGCAAAAGATTATCTATAACAAAATCCAAATCCCCTTCCGAACCTTCCAATAGCTCATTGATTCCTTTTTCGTCCAGTCCTTCTATTATTTCGTCTACTACGTTCAAGCACTCCAGTCGGTGCATTGGCGTTTGAAGTATTATTGTTCCCGCATCTGATATCATAGCTAAATTCCTTAAAATGACAAAAGCTAACTAGGATTTTCACCTAGTTAGCCCAAGAAAATATTTAACAGTCTGTTCTCTTAAAACTCAATGTTTTCGTCCACAAACTCCCCAAGTTTCTTATATAGTTCATCTTTCTTTTCCTTCAAAAGTGCATCGTCAGAATATACCGCCGTTTTGTAACGCTGAATATCCGCATTGAGGATTTGTATCATTGATTCGATTTCTCTCAAAATCGTTGAGCGTCGAAGTTCGGGTTTAAAGCAAAAACGGAACTCATGTTTGTTACACATTTCTACTAAACCAAAAGCCCGGAATACTTCGAAAAGCGAACGTGCTTGGGAATGAGAAAGCGTCGTTTCTCTTACTACTTTCGTAGTCGTCCAAACTTCATCGTCAGCATCTTCAACCTTTCCGCCTTTAGTTAAAATAGCATAGAGTTTACGACATTCCGCTTCTGCTTTCAAGCGATTGGAAGTATCGGATAGGAACCCCTGAAGAGATGGGTTGGCGTTCTTTACCTTCGCTTCCAAGTAGTCTTTAATCACCTTATCTTCAAGGATAACTACCTCAACG